CAGCATTAACCGCCATATTCGCAGTCTCAGTACGCGCTTTCATAGCATTAGCACGCGCAGCCTCCGCAGAGGCTTCATTAGAACTAGTCCGAGACCGAGATTCCTGTCTCTCCAAAGCAGTAGAAATATTACGACCTAAACCAACCGGACCCGTCATAGGAGCAGCAGCAACACTACCCGCGGACGCCGCGGAGTTATACGCCAACATAGGATTAAGACCAGCAGCCTTAAGATCCTCAACACGACGCTGAATCGCCGTATTAGACATGTACAACGTACGCTTATACGCAAGCTTAGACGCAGAAGCAGCCCTGTCGGACTGCTCATACGCACCATAAATATCACCGCCGACCTTCAACAGGTCGCCACCAGCACCTTTAAGACCATCTAGCAAACCCATTTTAGAAATGATCCGCCAAACCAGGAACCGAATACATAGGCAGCGGACGAGCCGCATTAATCTGTATAAACGAATCCATAATAAACTGAGCGCCATTCGCGCCAGCACCAACCGCAAGAACACGGGAAAGAGGAGGACTCTCCTCAATAAAAGTCTGATTCAAAGTAGGTAGGGATGTAAACCGCTGGGCAAGATGCCAACCATCCAAAGTCCCAGAAGCAGTAGACCGAAATAGACCAGAAACTCTCGCCGGGTGAAAACGATATTCAGCCCATCTTTCTTGATAACCAAACACCTGGGCATCAGTAGCAGTACCCGTAGTATATATCTCACGATTATAAATAGGCTGCTCACCAAGATGAGCAAACACCGGGAAATAGAAATCATACCGACTAGACCTAGACCACATACGATGTAGACCTTGCTGATAAGTAAGATCCGCACGCACATTCATCAAACCAATAACGTAACCATGCTCAGTAAAAGACGCCGTAAAACCATTCTTCTGAACACCAGTAGCATAAGCAGCCAAAGTAGCCAGAGGAGCAGTAGTACCAGAAGCACCCGTACCAGATTGTTGGGTAACCGGGTTTATATTGATAAGATCAGAGCCGCCGCCAAGATACTCAGGACGCTGCAAACGAGCATCAGGAGAAACAACACCAAAATGTGACCGAATAATCTCAGTATAGCGAGTACCACCACGCATATCGCGTTCAAGCAAACGCTGAATCTGAAACGATTGACGTAGCTGATTAATTGTCGCAGCAGTAGCCGCAGATAGATCAGCATACAAGTTAGAAGGATAGAGAGTCTGAGAAGGAGTGTGAGTCTGTCCATCATGAGACAAACCACCAGAAACAATACCAAGCTTACCAGTATTAGGAACAGCACCACCAGCAGCAACACGGAAAGTCATCTGTTGCTGAGTACCAGAGACAGTCTGAGTAGAACTAGTCAAAACCGGAGCAGAAACACCCAAGGGAAGAGTAACAGCAGTACCCTTCTGAACATCCGGCAAAGCCGACGTAAAATAGTCATGACGCTTACCGCGCCGACGCAAAACATAATCCGAAGCCGTATCCGGACCATCAGTAGTAGGAACCGAAGCAGAATTTATAAAATTCTCATCACGAAACCACTCATTGTAAATAAGGTTATAAGCACGAAGAGGCAAATTATTATGCGAGACAGTATTACCAGCCGTAACCTGACCCACCGTGGGTAAACCCAAATAATCCTGCAAAGACCCAACAGCATAACCACCAGAAGGAGTAGCACACGTAGGAATCACATAGGAAATAGACGAATTAGGATTAGGATCGCGCTCACCCATAAAGCGCTTCCAGTTATCCCAAACCAAACGATTAGGGACAAAGAAATAAAACGTATCTAAATGCAAATTATCCATCACAGGGTAAATAGGCGTAGCCATACGACAAAGCATAGTCGTCGTAACACTAAACGTATCACCGGGAAGAATCTCTTCCAAATAAAACGGCACCAGAAAACCACTATCGAACGTAGTCTTATGCGTAGTCTCCATCACAAAACGAGAGCGCGGTATATCCGCGCTCGGAACCATAGAAAAATGATCTAACGAAACCGACTGATTTCGAAACATTTAGTTAACCCCTTTTTTACGATATACATCCGAGCCACAACAAATCAGCCGAATCAAAGTAGGCTTCAATTCCGCATTAGAATCATCAAACTGACCAATCTCATATAGATCAAAATCATCCGGATGCTTATTAAGCATATTATCCGGAGACTCACGATTAATCTCATCATTAAACGAACGAACAGCAGTACCAATATTCTGCACAAAAAAAGGCTGACCAAAAACCTCAGAAACTTTATCACGAATAGAAACAGCAATTACAATCATTCCAAACCTCTACGTTTAAAATTAAGACCAGCCGCAAGCACCTGCTCGCGAACCACAAGCCTTTCAGGCGTATTATCATCCGCCATATCCATGGCTTTCTCAAAACGCTCTAAATCAATATCTTCAAAACGCTGCCAGTACTGCTCGCGCAACTTATTATCATAATAACGAGGAGGCTTCATCTTACGACCTCTCAACGAAACCTGATCACACGTCAGAACATCACTAGCAAAACGCTCCAACCAAGGAGCTCCAATACCTGGCTTCAAAGACATCCTAGTAAACTCAGGAGTCACCTTCACAATCTCACCAGTATGCGGACTGACCCTAGTATAGTGCTCATCCGCATTAGGACCCGTGACCTTTTTCATCACATACCGCGAAACATACGCAGCACTTTCAAAAGTCACATCACCAAAAGAAGAATATCCATGCTCCCAAATGGACTCTAACATCGGAGAACGCCATAGAGGAAACCCGCTCGGGGTAGTCCCGATCGGTTTCTTATCAAACAAATCGAGTCCAAAAAGCAAAGCATGATAATGGGGACGAAACGTAGTCTCCCCATATTCCCCACACATATAAAACCTGACGGAACCAAAACGCTTGCGCAACTTCCGCATAAAACGCTGAAAATCCACATACCGCAAGGAACCGTCAGAAGGCACATGCTCGTTGTCATAGGTCAACGTTACAAAAGCATTCGAGTCATGAAGCTGCGCTTCATGTACACAACGGATAGCCCATTGCCTGGAACGCTCCAAACGACAACCTCGACATTGCCCACAAGGAAGAGTCAAAGACCGTCTGACCTTCCCACGCTCGGCAAAAACAACGGCACCATCGTCCGTTTGCCAAGCTTTAAGAGGATAGAAACAAACCATCAGAGCCGAAAGCCGCCGCGCATCGGAGGAGGCGCTGCATTAAGAGCTTTCGTCTTACCAACAGAACGCCGAAAAGAATCGGC